TGAATTTCTTCTTCCTAAACACTATAGTGGCAGAAAACCACAAATCAAATGGGCGTTTGGTTGGTTTGATGACGATAATGAATTATTAGCAGTATGTACATTTGGTAAGCCAGCAAGTAATTCTCTATGTCGTGGAGTATGTGGAGATGAGTATAGCCAAAATGTTTATGAGTTAAATCGCTTATGTAGATTAGATAGGGAAATGCCACAACTATCTCAATTCGTATCAAAATGCTTGAGGGAGTTGAAAAAAGAAAATGTAATCATAATCTCATATAGTGATACCGCAATGAATCATCATGGATACATATATCAGGCTTGCAATTTCCTATACACAGGGTTTACGGCACAAAGAACTGATAAATATACAGAACCCGGAAAACACTCAAGGCATTATAAAAATGAAGAGCAAAACGGATACAGGAAGATAAGGTCATCAAAACATAGATATATTTATTTTTGCACATCAGACAAGAAGCTAAAAAAGGCGTGGCGAGAAGCGTTGAGATATGAAATTAAGGATTATCCAAAAGGAGATAACAATCCAGATTATAAATTAGGAGATTATCTGAAAGATAATATCATAAAAGTATCGTAAAAATAATGCAAAATAATTAGTGGGGTACATAATGGCTAGGAAGGGCAATGATATGATTTGCACAAATGAGTGCGTAGAGTGTATTTATAGCGACTTGGACGCAAATAATATTGCATTAAAATTTCATTGTAATGCAAAAAACAAAGATTATATTTATGGTCAATATGTACCTTGCGAATTTAAGGAGCTTAGAAGTAATGAAACAACCGTTTAAAGGCGCTACAAGACAGCAAATTTTGGATGCGTTTCAGAATAGAGTATTTTATCATCTAAACATGCATGGTAATAATATCAAGATTACCCCATGCATATTAGATAGAAGCGGTTCTTGGCATCCAGACACGCCATTTATAACATGCTTTAGCAAAGATTGGAAACTAGATTCTTTTAGTTTGGCTGTTTCGTGGAGTCAATTATTTGATTCTTGGGAGGAAGCCGATTTTCAAAATAAGCATATTAATAAGTTATATAACAAAGGATTTTGGCGTAAACCATACGTCAGTATTAGCACCCTAGAAAAATACAAGGGTGAAATGATTAGGATTGAAAAATTAATAAATAAGGAATTAGCAGACTATCCCAATTTTCTCGGTATTGAATTTTGTGATGTCCATATAAATGGAATACAGATACGTGGTCATCATAAAGAAATAAACAATTACTCATTCGGATTACAACCAACAATAAAATATGATTTCACAAATAAGAACGAAGCAATCACTGAATTCGTTGAAATGTGGAAGCAACATGATACGCCAGAGAATGTAGAAAAATATAAGAAACTAATTATTTCTGGCGAAAACCACGGATGGGATTAAATGACTAAGTTTAGGGAATTAGACAAAATTGACATTTCTTTGTATTTAATATACGAGGAAATAGAAAGGGTAATGAATGAAATCGAGAAAGATTATAAAGAAATTTTTCAATCCATAACAGTGAATGAGTTTAGAGAGTATGTGTTTAATAGATATGGAGTGTAACATGAAGAGAAATAAAAGCAAGACCGAATACGCAAGATTACAAAGTATAATGGCAAAACTTGATAACGAAATTAAAAAACAAATCACAGAACAGAAAAAGAGTTCAGGTAAAAAGATAAAAGAAGGAGAAGAATGAATCCTATTTTTATTTTCTTAGTATTATTAATGTCTTTTATACTTTGGTTTCTGTTGTCTGGTTTATATAGATTTGTTGGTGGCATAACAACACGTATATACAAAAATGCGAAAGATGCGATTAATGAAGAAGAAAAAGAAGAGCATGAAGAAAAGAGTGGAGATGTTTAAATGAGAAAAGGATTTGTTGGAAGTATTGTTACAGGAATCATTATTGTGATTTGTTTGATAGTAGGATTTTCATGTGCGAAAAAAGTCCCGGCAGGATACGTTGGCATTGTTTATAGTATGAATGGAGGAATTTCAGATGAAGTCCTCACACAAGGATGGCATATAATATCTCCTACGAAGGAAGTAACGCTATATTCGATTGGTATCGAACAGTCGTATCTTACTGCTGGAGAAGATGGCGATTCAAAAGGCGATGATAGTTTTGAAGTTCCTTCATCAGATGGCAAAGGTCTGAATGTAGATTTAACATTTACATACAGATACGATGTCAATCAGGTAACAGACCTTTTCACAAGATTTAAAGGTCAGTCTGGTAAGGAAGTTAGAGACTCCTTCATTAAACCAAATATTATTTCTTGGACTAAAGAAGTAACGGCTAAATATCCTGTGACGGATATTCTTGGTGATGAACGTGCAAATCTGAATATTGCTGTATCCGAATATATCAGGAATAAGTTTGAACCTTATGGAATTATTATTGAAAATGTTAGCCTGATTGATATTAATGCCGATGATGAAACAAGGGCATCAGTCCAGAGGAAAGTGAATGCGCAGCAAGAGCTTGAACTTGCGCAGATTGAACAGAAAACTGCAAACGTTCAGGCGCAGAAAGATAAAGAAGTAGCCCTTATCGAAGCAGAAAAAGAAAAGGAAGTGGCAGAAATCAATGCTGAAAAAGCAAAGATTAAGGCAGAAGGAGATGCGGAAGCCACGAAAATAAAGGCAGAAGCGGAGGCAGAAGCGAACGCAAAGATTGCAAAGTCATTAACGCCAGAGCTTATAGAGAAGGAAAAGATTGATAAATGGAACGGATCCGTTCCTGTTGTTGATGGTTCGTCAATGCCAATTATAAACATGGATAATTTAACAAAACAGGAATAATAATATATACAGGGCATTAAAGTATTGTTTCTTTAATGCCCATTTTGAAAGGAAATAATATGTTGAATGAATTTAGAGTTCAATTAAATTCTATCGAGAGAGTAAAACAATTTGTTAAAATCTGCGATGGTTTTGAAGAAGATATTGATTTGAAAAGTGGCAGATATATAATTGACGCAAAATCAATTATGGGGATTTTCTCCCTTGACTTAACAAAGCCTCTGGATATTCGCATTCACAGTCAGAACATTAACACTGTTAATAGATTTAATGAAGAAATGAGTGATTTCAAAGTATGAACATTGATGAAATAAAAGCAAAGGTGGAGTCTGAAGAATATAATTTCCTGAGAGAAAAGCCATTGGGCGATAATATTATTCTGCTTGGATTAGGTGGCAGTTATGCTTACGGCACTAATAACGAGAATAGTGATATTGATATTCGCGGAGTAGCAACACATTCGCCAGAAGATATTCTTACAAGAAAAGGTTTCGACCAAGTGGTAAATGAAGCTACAGATACTACGGTTTATTCTCTTGAGAAGATTATTAATCTGTTATCTAATTGCAATCCCAACACAATTGAAATCCTTGGTTTAGAGCCTTGGCAGTATTTATATGTTTCAGATATCGGCAAGGCGTTGATTGATAACAGAGATATGTTTTTATCAAAAAGGGCGGTTCATTCGTTTGGAGGTTATGCATCTCAACAATTATGGAGAATGAACCAATTGGCTGTTAGATATGTAGGTCAAACAGAACAAGAAAAGCATATTCTCAATAGCATAGAAAATGCAAGATATTCATATCCAGAAAAATATTTTTACTACCCAGATGATTCTATTAGATTGTATGTCGATAAAGCCATTCAAGAAGATTACGACACAGAGATTTTTATGGATGTTCATTTAACACATTATCCGTTGAGAGATTATAAATCAATGTGGTCTGAAATGCACAATGTAGTAAAGGATTATTCTAAAATCGGTAAACGCAATAGACGCGCAGTAGATAAAGATAAGCTCGGAAAACACATGATGCATTTAGTCAGGCTTTATTTAATGTGTTTTGATATTCTTGAAAAAGGCGAAATAAATACATATAGAAAGAATGAGAGAGAATTTCTAATAGAGATTAGAAATGGGAAATTTCTTGATGATAACAAGCAACCAGTAAAGGAATTTTACGATATGGTTGAAGAGTATGAATGCAGATTAAATTATCTTAAAGAGCATTCAGAATTACCATCGAATCCTGATTACGATAGAATAAATAAGTTTTTAATGAATGCAAATTTGAGCGTTATAAGAAAGGATGACAATACAAGATGTTAAAGAATATTTGAAAAGCCATCAGCAATATTATTCCGAAAGAAACGCAACATCTATAGATGATATAAAAACTAATCAAAGATATTATTTTAAATCTGATTGTGGTCATGAGTTTTTAGCCTTCCCTAAAAATGTTGTATGTGATAATTCTGTTAGGTGTCCAGTATGTTCTGGTAGGGTAGTGATTAAAGGAATAAATGATTTTAATACTATTCATCCAGAACTATCAAGATACTTATTTGATAAATCTGATGGTTATAAATATACTGCACAGTCTAATCATAAAACAAGATGGAAATGCCCTTATTGTGGACACGTATGGGAACAAACATTTAACAAAATGGTCTGTAAATTAAATAAGTGTTCTAACTGTGGTGAGCATAGAAGTTTTTCTGAAAGAGTAATGTCGTGTTTGTTGGATGATTTATGTGTGTTATATGAAACAGAGGTTATATTCGATTGGTCAGATAACAAAAGATACGATTTCTATCTTCCTGAGTACAATACAATAATTGAAATGCATGGGAAACAACATTATTATGAAAGCTTTCCTTATGAAAAAGCAAGACAGTTATATGATGAAGAGGATAATGATGCATATAAATATAATCTTGCGATTCATAATAATATAGAAAACTATATTATAATCAATGCATCAAAAACAGATTTTAATTGGATTAAGAAAAATATTTGTCAAAGTATCTTACCAACGATATTGGACTTTAATCCAAGAGATATTGATTGGCATGAGTGTAATATGCGTGCAACGTCTAATCTTATTTACGATGTATGCAATGATTATGAGAATGGTTTAAGGCAGAGTGAATTAATCGAAAAATATGGCAAATCAAAAAATACTATACGTGAATATCTACATAGAGGAACTGAATTTGGATGGTGTAATTATAATCCAGAAGAGTCTAAACAAAAAGGAATTTTAAAATCTGCTGAATGGGTGACTAATAATATGTCGAAACCTGTTTTGCAGATTGATACTGATACTGGCAAGACAATTAACGAGTTTCCAAGTTTGCAAGAAGCACAAAGGCAATTAAACATTTCACATATATGGGATTGTATACATGGGAGAAGAAATATGGCAG